TTTTATCGCGTAAGGCTTTAACGATACGCTCGTCAATTGTCCCTTCCGCAATCAAATCTATATAGGTGACGTGCTCTGTCTGACCAATGCGGTGCGCTCGATCTTCCGACTGCATCCGTATCGCCAAATCAAAACTGTTCGCAAAATAAATTACGGTTTGCGCTGCCGTTAAGGTTATTCCATACCCGCCCGTTTGTGGGTTGCCGACAAAGAATCTTGCTTCGCCATTCTGGAAATTCTCAATAGCCATGGACCGTGCTTCGTCGGACGTGTCCCCGAAATAAGTAACCGTGGACGAGGGTCCGTATTTCTTTACCAAAGCATCCGTTATCCGTTTCACGTCATACCTGAATCGGGACCAAATTATGACCTTGCCTTCGACCTCATCCAGACAATCCAGTAACTCATTAAGCCTATTGTCTTTTATTTCTTTTGTCTCGCCGCTATCAATCTTCGTATGACCGGAGAGCACTTGCTGCATCCGTAGAAGCTGGGTCATAACATTATTAGCGGTCATAAATTCTTCGTCTTCGATGTGCGCCAGGGCGTACTTCTTTAACTCATCGTAAATTCTTGCCTGATCGTGTGACAGAGCAACATTTCTTTGCGTGTATATTTTTCCCGGTAAGTCCAAGCAATCCTCCTTCATAACCCTACTAGAAAAGTTTTTGAGAAGACCCGATAGTTCTTCCAGGTTTCTGTACCCGACAACCCGATTGAAAGAATGTGTCCCGACGCTCTGTTTCTTCATCACCGCATAACGATACTGGTACTGAAAATAGTTGTCGCCGCAATCCCCAAGCAGCGTCTTATCAAGAAACCGACACTGCGCCCACAAGTCCATGGGTGATTGCGTGACTGGGAAGCCTGTCAAGATGCGTTTGTACTTCGCCAACTCAGACAGTTTAATTAAAGCTTTTGTCCTCGAGGCCTTGGGCGACTTGATTGCTGTTGACTCATCAACCGCCAGAAGAGCCTGTGACGCCTTGAGAACCCCGACCAGAAACTTTTGTCCTTTGACCGTGGACAGTGCTTCGATGTTCATTACAAGTACGCGAAAAGTTTCGGACGGCTTCATAAAGCTCACCAGATCCTGTTTCAGCGCCCGTGGTGGCGTTGGTCGCCATACGGCGACTAAACACTCACCCCGAACCCGATCCGGCATGTGGGCCGGAATTTCAAGATTTGCCCAGTTCCGATAAACACCCTTCGGGGCCACGACGATAAAAGTATCAATCAACTTTCGTTCCGCTAACATCGCGGCGTTGTCGATGCACACTTTTGACTTTCCCGTACCCATTTCCATGAAGTAAGCCCAATTCGTCTTATCCCAAGAAAGCTTCAGCACATCGTCTTGATGCTGGTACGGTTTAGTCTTATAGTCGTAGTCGGTCATGCATGGTACTATATATCCCATGATTTACTATTGCAATTAGAAAATTGATTCGTTAGTATCACCGTTGTTGAGAACTTCAGAACTGAGAAGGTAATGAACAGTACAGTCTACGTTACGCAAGAGAACCCCCGTGTGAACATAGTAACGGCTTCACAATGGGGCGACCTCGAACCCCTTACAAATCCATTTGATCAAATTCACATGAACCCGGCGCGATTGGTTTCGCAAATCAGGCGGAAGCTTCGTGGGTTTGGTGATGACGATTGGCTTTTGGCTATGGGTGATCCGGCGATCATTGGCGTGGCGTTTGCTATTGCTGCTGAAGTAAACCGTGGGCGTGTCAACCTTTTGAAGTGGGACAAGATGGAGAAGTCCTATTATCCCGTGAAGATTGGATTGCGCGGTAGCGGCATTGAGAATTTAACCCCTGACGAGGAGATACGTAGATGAGTAATGACGACTTGTGGAATACGATTACTGCTGATGCGGAAGCGTTTGACGATGTTACAACCGAAACAGGCCAAGAGCTTTCTGGGTTGATCAAAACTGTAGGGTCAATTGAGAAGGAAGTTAAGCTTGCGGAGGACGTACTCAAAGACGCCAAGCGTAAGCGGGAGCGTTATCTGTATGACCTGATTCCGGCGAAGATGCAGGAAATGGGTCTGGATAAGGTTGAGGTGGAAGGCAACAAGGTCAGCCTCTCAACCTTTGTTAGCGGTACGATGCCCAAAGATCCTTTGCAACGTGACGTTGCGTTTCAACATTTGCGAGAGATAGGAGCGTCTGACTTTATTAAAAATGATGTCAGCGTCCGATTTGGCGTGAGTGAAGATAATCGCGCAAGAGCAATGCAAGCGGATCTTGAAAATCAAGGGTTTGAAACCGTAGCAAAAACCTGGGTCGAACCTCAGACGCTCAAGAAGCTAATTCGAGAGCGGGTTGAGAATAAGCAAGAAATCGACTTGGATATTTTTAACGCACATATTGGAACAGTAGCCAAGATTAAAGGAGAATGAAAATGGCTAAGAACGGCAAGAACGGCAAGAACGGCAACGGTGCATTGGAACAAGCCTTTGCGGCAGACGTTGGATTTGGTTTTGAAGAGGTGACATCGTCCGATCTTCAAATCCCTTTCGTTAGGATTCTACAGGCACTTTCGCCACAGTTGAAGAAGAGTGACGCTGCGTATCTTGAGGGCGCAGCGCAAGGCGATATTTTTAACACCGTGACCAACAAGGTGTGGGATGCTGATGAGGGTGTATTAGTACTCCCTGTCTTTTTCCAGATGAAATTGCTGGAGTTTGTACCCCGTAACCAAGGGGGTGGCTTTGTCGGAGAGCTTTCGGCGGATTCAAACGATGTACGAACAGCCGTGCGGGATAAGGACTCCGGCATGGAGTTGTTGACTAGCGGCAACGAACTGGTTCGCACTGCCCAGCATTACATCAAGATTGTCCACGAAGACGGCAATCTTGAGAATGCGATTGTGGATATGAAGAAGACGCAGCTGAAGAAGTCGCGTCTCTGGTTGTCCATGATGATGATGCAGAAGCACAACGGTTCAACACTTCCCTCGTTTGCGAACACCTATCGTCTGAAGTCTGTAGAGGACGGCAACGACAAAGGTTCGTGGGGAACGTGGAGCATTAGCCTTGAGGGTCAGGTCCCGTCTATTGAGGCGTACAACGACTGCAAGGAACTTCACGGTTCAATCTCTAGCGGGGAGTTGAGTATTGCTCCGCCGTTACAGGAAACGGAAGCTATTGCGGATCAATCCGACGAAGTACCTTTCTAGGGTGTTGGGGTTCCGTTTAGCGCGGAACCCCGTTTTTTATGAGTGATTCAGCGCAGAGGTTTCTTGATCTTTTTTCGGGGTCACAAGGAGCCCATGGACAGACAGAAGTTTCGGGACGCCAACGGAACGGTAAACAACAGGCAAAGTACGAAATTGTCCGTGAACCGTTGACGGTGGACCTCATTCAAGATCATTTGGATGGGAAAATTGGTGTTGGGTCCATACCTATTAACGAAACCAATCATTGTTTTTTCGGTGCGCTTGATATAGATGACTACAACCTGGACCTTGGCGTTTTACTTGCGAAGGTTAAACGTTTTAAGCTGCCCTTGGTTCTTTGTCGTTCCAAATCGGGTGGCGCACATTTATTTCTTTTTCTTTCAGAACAGGTAGCCGCCTCAGAAGTACGGGATCGACTTGCGGAATTTGCCGCTGTCCTTGGTTGGGGAAACTGCGAGATATTTCCAAAACAGGAAGAATTGTTGGCAGAGCGCGGTGACGTTGGAAATTTTATAAACCTCCCTTATCAGAACGCACAGTACACCACCCGGTATGCGTTGAAGAAGGACGAGAAGTCTTTATCCCTAGAGGAGTTTCTGGATTTAGCGGAAGGTTGCCGGATTTCAGCGGAAGGACTTGCTAGCATATCCTTGAGCAGCAGTGATGACATTTTACCTAAAGGTCCTCCGTGTCTTCAGCAGCTAACAGAATTTGGCATTCCAGAGGGGGGCAGGAACAATACTCTTTTGAATATAGGGGTGTACTACAAGCAAGCAGTTCCAAATGACTGGAAGGTCATGCTTGAAAAGCATAACCAGAAGTATTGCAACCCACCTCTTCCAGCGCGGGAAATCGTTCTCATTCAGGAACAGTTGGACAAGAAAGAATACTTCTATACGTGCAAGCAGGAACCTTTACAGGGCCATTGCAACAAGTCGCTGTGTCGGTCTAGGAAGTTTGGTGTAGGGGACGCCAATTCTCATGTCCCAGTGGGTGGTCTTACCGTGGTGGAGTCAGAACCTCCCGTGTGGTTTATTGATGTTGACGGTGCGAGGCTCGAACTGTCCACCAAACAGTTACAGATGCAGGTGGAGTTTCAACGTGCTTGCATGGAACAGATGTACAAGATGCCAGCCAAGATGAAGGAGTCTGATTGGCGTGACTTGATCGACGGCTTGTTAAGTGATGCTACACGCATATCGGTGCCAGAGGAACTGACCCAGAAAGGTTTGTTCGTAGAATTACTCGAAACGTTTTGCACTTCTCGTATACAGGCCCACAGCCCAGAGGAACTGTTGACAGGTAAGCCGTGGACAGAGGACGGCGTTACGTATTTCAAGCTTAGTTCCCTACAGGAATTTTTGAAGCGTAATAACTTTACGTTGTACACACGCGGTCAGATCACTGAACGCTTAAAAGAAATGAACAGTGGAGCGGAGTCCGACAAGACTTATCGCTTCAGAGATAACAACGATAACTGGAAGTCGGTGCGGGTGTGGTTTGTACCGGAAATGCACCGTGGAGAGGTTGACTTACCCGAAGTTACGTTTTTACCGGAGGACCCACCGTTTTGACCGAAGAGCATCTAACCATCCTTGGGCCACCAGGCACGGGCAAGACCCAGACCAACTCCAACAAGATCAGGGAGTGCATCGAGCAAGGTATTGATCCTGATCGAATTGCCTGTGTGTCGTTTACCCGTAAAGCGGCACAAGAGAGCCGTGAGAGAGTGTGCGGTGATTGGGGTTTAAACGAAAAAGATCTTCCTTACTTTCAGACGTTACATTCCATGGCGTTCCGATCTGGGGGCTATAGCACTGACGAGGTCATGGGAGCAAAGGATATGAAAGAGATTGGTGATGCTGTGGGCATACCTTTTGGTAAAGATAAATCGGGCATAGAAACCGATTTTGATACGTTGGGTATAGCAAAGGGTGACTTTTACATGAATCAATATTTTTTGGCTCGTAGTAAAAAGGTTCCTCTTGAGGAAATGCACAGGCAATTGGCCGATTATTCTGTTGATTATTCTGAATTGAAGCGTTTGGTAGCGGCCTACGAAAGCTACAAAATGACCAGAAATAAAATTGATTTTACCGACATGATAGAAAATTTTATCAGGTCGGATGCTCCACCGAACATAGAGGCTTTATTTGTAGATGAAGCGCAAGATCTGTCTACTCTACAATGGTCAATGATAGATGTTCTAAGGCAGACGCCACGCATACAGGTTTTCACGGGAGATGACGATCAGGCCATTATGGGTTTTCAAGGGGCTAATGTCGGAGCTTTTCTAAGGGCAACGGAAAAGAAAGTAGTTTTAGACCAATCCTACAGGATTCCACGCACTACGTGGCGAGAAGCACAAAACATTGTTAGCCGCATCGAAGGTCGCGCACCTAAAACATGGCATCCGCGTGACGAAGAAGGCATCATTCAGTTTCATCAAAACATTTGGGATGTTCCGTTGCATGAGGGGGAATGGTGTATAATGGGGCGTACTAACCGGATAGTATCTCACTATGCTCAAGCTATTCGGCAAGATGGTTGGGTATACAGCCGCAATGGTCACCCCAGCATTCCAATCAAGACGTTTGATGCTATTCAATCTTGGGAAGATTGGTGCAAGGGTGTAGCGATTACACCGAACAAATTACGAAATATTTACACTTTTATGTCTGTTTCAAAAGGTTACGCAAGGGGCAATGGACCGCGATCCTCCGCCCTGTTGGGTTTGGACCCAGACGCTTTGATAAGCATGTCTGAGGCAACGGACAAGCTGGGCCTGTTAGTGGATGGTTCTGTCAGGTGGCATCAAGCCCTGGATAAAATTGATCTTGACACGAAGAACTACGTGCTAAATGCTTTGAAAAGAAAGGATAATGTCAGAAGTCCTAGAATAAAGGTGAGTACAATTCATTCGATGAAGGGTGGCGAGGCTGACAACGTGTTGGTGATTCCTGATTTATCCTATGCAGCCCACAAAGAATACTTACACAATCCTGCAACAGAGCATCGGGTATACTACGTTGCTGTAACACGCACAAAAAAGGCTCTTCATATTATGATCCCCCAAACCAACAGGAGTTATGATTTATGAAGCCAGCGGATATTCTAAAGACGGCGGCATCTCTTGTGGGGGGAGACAGGGCCAAGCAGCACGGGGATTATGTGCTTTTACACAAGCGGGTTGCTGATTTATGGGGAGAATATTTGGGGGCGGATGTAACGCCTGAACAAGTTGCTTTCTGCATGGT